ACCGATCCGCGCACCTTTTGCCGCTAGTTTCTCGACGGTTTCGAGTTTGCGGGCGCGATGTGCGAACTTGCGGGCCTCCAGTAGCGATTTGATGCCGTCACGGGTGTTGATGCCCGCCATGAACTGCGGGTTGTTGGAATCGATTAGTTCATCTATGCGCCTGACGATCTTCGAAACGGCGGCGTTATTGGACTTGTTAAGCGGATTGTAGGCGTTGCTCGCGACCTTGCGAATGGTGTCGAGGCCCTTCAGGGTAACATTCTTTCCGAGGTGCTCATCTATCTTGCGAAGAACGACGGCAGCGCCGGGATGCAAGTCCTTGTCGAAGCCAAAATCTGAAAGGTCCGCCTCGATTTTGTCCCGTACGTGCTTAATGCCTTCCGGCTTGATGATGACGCCCGCCTTCTCGGAAGCGGCGTAGGCGGCATCCTTTGCCGTGTTCAGATCGCCCACGGAAAGGCGCGCCGGTGCCTTGTTGAACATGCCGGCAAACTTGCCGATGCCTGCCGCAATACCTTCGCCAACTACATTGCCGGCTGCACCACCTGCAAGACCAGTGAGGCCGCCCATGGCGATATCCTGGTCATTCCCGGCAGCCGTCAGCATACCGTAGCCGGCACCCTCACCGCCCATCATGGCGCTGCGGGTGACAAGACCTGGAACCCCCTTCATCGCTGCTGTGCCGCCCCGCCCTGCCAGCGTAACGCCTTTGCCGGCAAGTTTGAGAGGGGCAGCAATTGCGCCGGTCAGTTCTGCCGCCACGCCCGCACCGCCAGCCCTCCTGCGTGCCCCTTGCGTCAAGCGGCGCTGTTCAGCCAATTCCTCATCGTATGACTTGCCAGTGAATGGAGCGCGCATCGCGGCGGCGCCCTTTTCGCCCCAGCCCATCATCGCGCCGGAACCTGCGAGCTGCGCGACATCGCCGGCAGCAACAAGCGGCTTCTGCCATGCAGGGAGGGCATCGTATTGCGCCCTTGCCGGGTTCTGCGTCATTGCCGACATTTCGGCCATACCTGCCTGCATTTCCGGTGACTGCCGGGCTTGCTGAGGCTGCGGCTGTGCGGGCGTCAGCGAGCGTGCAATCTCTTCGACGGTTTCGTTCTGCTGCTCCGGGGTGAGCGACAGAAAGCTATCGTCAACTTTGACGCGGCGACCGTCGATGTTGAGTGTCGGCATCAGGGTTCAATGCTCCACGAAACGCCGCTTCTGGTCTGATTGCCGCCGCCCGGTGCCGGGATCGTACCGCCTTGGTTCATGCGCTGCTGGCTTGCCTGCTGTTCGAGCAATTGAAGACCGAGTTGAACGTGATAGTTGAACTCGTCCAGCGCAGCCTTGAAGTCCTCTTCAGACTGAGCCTGGTTGAGGCGGGCAAGGGCGGCTTCAGCCTTCTGGCCTTCGTAGTCGGTGATCGCGCCGCCGCCCTTAAGCGCCTGACGCGCCGACAGGAACGCTTCGCCGGCAAGCTGTTGAATTTTACTCTGGACGCGGGCGGAATCCATCGTGACATTTGGCAGCCGGGCATCGACCGGGCCAAGCATCCGTGGCAAATACGGGTCATTCTTGAGGGCTTCCACCTGCTCCGAAACCTTGCCCGCCATCTGGCGCACACCCGGCAGCGCAACGGCGGCCTCGCCAGAACCCTTGCCCGACGCCGTTCCAGCCGCCTTGTCGAAATTCACGTCATACGGGCCGATAGCTTCGGTGCCGTCAGGCATCCCGGAACGAACGATCGTGCCATCCTTGCGCAATTGGCCGATAACCGGCCTACCGGTCTTTTCGTCTCGAAGCCAAACAGGCTGAAGACCAGCGACACCTTCCACGCCGCCGCCCGGCGCCGATACCCATTCGCCCGTCTCGGAGTTAAACAGGTTGCCGCCGCCAGCATTGATGTAGCCCTGGCCCTGACCGGTCTTGAGGTAAGTTCCGAGAATGGCCGGGTCGCTCATCGCCATGGTGGCTTCCTCGTCGGAAAGCCCCTTGTCGGCCATCAGCCAGCGCTTGGTCATATTTTCTTTTTGGGCGGCCTTCTGCTGCTCCATGTACTGTTCGCGATGGCGGCCCATGGCCTGCCCGGCCCCGGCGAAGCCCGCACCCATGTTGCCATTCATCAAGCCTGCCGCGAGGCTCATCAAGGCTTCCGGGTTGTTCTGGCGCATGTAGCCCAGACGGTCCATCGGACCCATGCCGGCCATGGGGTCGGCAAATGCCTGCCCCGGCTGCTGCACTTGCTGCGGGCGGAACATATTGCCGAGAAGATCACCTAGACCGGGCATTTAACGGCTCCCGCCACGATTGGTTGTGCGCGCAAAGATGTTCTGAAGTTGCTGCGGGTCGATGCCCTGCAATGAATACGTGCCGTTGCCCGTGACCGGGAGCCGGTTTGCGCCGGGCTTTGCAGTTGCCGGCGAAGTCGGCGCCGGCGTAGGAGTCGGCACGGGCGCTTGCCCGACCTGAACGGGATTATACAGTGCGTCCATCTGCTGCATGTAGGCGCTTGCCGGTTGGCCGAAGCCTGCGGAGAGCTGCGCTGCGATAGCTTCGAGTTGACCGGGCATGGCCTGCGGATAGGTCATGGACTGGCCGCCGCCGAGATAGGCGGGGAGACCATCGGGCGCGGCTGGCGAGGTCGGTTGCGGCAGTTTCCCGCCGAACATGCCTGCGAGGGTGGAGTTGTTTATGGGTGTGAACGCCATGTGCCCCTCCTAGCCAAACAGGCCGGCAAGGCCGCCGCCCAGAGCCCCCACGGGCCCGAACATCGAATAGCCGCCCAGAGCTCCGCCAAGCCCGCTACTGAGCCTTGACGGTCCCTGTGCGGTCGTCTGGCCGCTTGAACCCATCTGCCCTGCCCCAGAAGCAACCGCGTTAAGGCGTCCGATCTGGTTCCACGGCTGGTTTTGCTGCTCATTGAAGATGCGGAGCTGGTCGTTCATCTGGCGACCGAACAGGTCTTCATACTGCCCGCCCACATCCATATTGGTCTGGGACGGCATCATGGCTGCCCCATAGGCATCGGACAACGCCCCGGTGTTCGCATTGATGTTCGATTGCTGCTGCTGGCCGGCATTGAACAGCGAGCCGATGGAATCCATCTTGCGGCCCATATCGGCTTCGTATTGCTGGTTGGCTTGGCCGCCCATGCCGAACAGGTCGCGGATCGCGGCATCCTTACGGCCCTGCTGGGTGTTGTAGTCGGCGAACCTCAGTCCGCTAGACATGTCACCAACGTTGCGCTCTGTCACGCCCTGGTGAGAACCGGAACCATAGCGCCCGGCTGCCGATGCCCCCAAATTGGAAGCGCCCTGAATATCGCGCGCAGAACGGGCAATCACGTCATCCAAATACGGGTTGCCCTGCATCGACTGGCCGTCTGCAATCGGGTTCAGGTAGTTGAAGGCCTGCAGCTGGACATCGTTGAACTGCCCCGTGCCCTCAAGCGGGTTTGACTGGGAGATGGGCGTCAACTGGTCCACGGCGCCCCGCTGAAGGGCATTTAGGCCGCCCTGCTGCATATTGCCCGCGACAGCCTCAAAATTGCGATCAAGAGTCGGCTGCCAGCTATTGGCGCGGTGCTGCATGTCGCCAAAGGCTTGCGTGGACTGCTGTGAATACGGAACCACGGTCGAACCGGTATAGGGCTGCGAGCCAATACCGGACTTGTAGGCGGTTTGCGCGTCGGCAAGGCCCGTCTTGAGCGCGGGCTGGGCTTCCGGCCATGGCTGGCTCGTCTGCGTGCTTGTCTGTTGTTTGCTGCCCAGGCTCATAGCCTTACCTCGTAAACCGTGCCCAAAATCTTGGCGTCATGCAGGTATTTTCGAAGCCCCTTGCGGCCCATATCGACCCACGCCACCGCCCCGCCTTCGCGGCCTCGCCGGATGACTTCAGCCCGCATTGGTTCCCACCAGCGCTTCATGTCCTTGCCGCAGAGGCCAAGGCCGCGAAGGCGTGTCCCGTTCGGCCATGTGTCGAAGCGAACCACGGCGGCACCAAGAATCGTCATTTCCTCAAGAGCGATGAACAGAAAGGCGTGTCCAGCCCGACATTCCTGCCAGAGATAGCCGGATGACAGCTCCCCACCCGTTCTTTCACAAGAACGCTGCATCCCGGCCCCAATGAGAGGCCATATGCCGTCAACCTCATGTGCCCCGCACAACCGGGCCTCAATCATCCGAACCCGGATTCTTGAAAGAACGGGGTCACCCCGTGGAGATGGTCCCACTCGCTGTCTTCAGTGACATTCACCCGGAAGCGGTGGAACTTTGCGTCGTTGTGAAAGCCGCACATGCCTGTGCGCGTGTCTCTGGATGACGGCGCTGTCCATGTCAGCGCGGTATCCGGCAGATCGGCATAGCCAAGCTCGATCGTGTAGTCGCCGGCTTCGCTCTTCAGCTTTGCGCCGTCCACATAGGACCCAGTGTCCGGCGTCAGTTCATGTGTGGCCGTCTCGGCAATTGCCGCTGCGGGAGTACCGGCGAAGAATGCAAGTTTGTTGTTCGAGGTGAATGCCCCGAAGGTGATGCGCCCGCCCTTCCAGAACCGGCTATCCAGCGGAATGTTTATGTTGTCCAGCGTGCCGTAGACATCGAGGTCATCTAGCACCGCACCAACCGACACCGCCGAGACGAGCAGATACGGGGCAAGACTTAGAACGACAGGAGGAATCCAGCGGTCCAGTTGCCAGTTCCAGCCGATTTGAACCCGCGCTCCTGACTGATCGGTGTATGTGATCCAGACGATTTTCGAGGCCGGGTCGGCAACCCCCTGAACCTCGCTCAGTTTGTCCAGATCGACATCAGCGAAGAACGTGCGGTCTATCCGTTCCGCACCTATCGGGGTGTGGCTGTCGTTGAGGTAGAATCCCGTCTCGTTGAGGTAGAAATATACGTCTCCGCCTATCGGGACCACCGCAAGCGGGGCCACCGCGCCGCGTGTCGCGTCGATATCGTTCATCTGGAATGAGAATTCTGATCCCGGCGTGAAGATCAGATTGCGCTTGCAACGGCGCTGGATAATGCGGGCGCCGCCGGGCCGCGAAAACAGTGCAACAATCTCATCGCCGTCCGGGATGTTCTGCCGGTCGGAATCGCCCTGTGTGCCTGTTATCGTCCAGTTTGTGGCGTCATTAATCTTGGAATGCTGCCAGTCCTGTGGAAACTCGGTTGCCCCAACTTTCAGGTACGACAGGAATAGGAAATCCCCGACGCATTCGATGTATTTGGCTTGCGGCGGAGAGCCGGCCAAGTCTGCGAAATTCGCACCGGAATCAACGTCAATAAACTGCACCGGGTCGTTGATGTTGGTGAGGATGAAATAGGTTCCAAACCGCTCCGCCTGCCACAATTCCCCGTCAGCGGGGCCGGTGTAGTTTGTGAGCGCCTGAACGGTCACGTTGTCTATGTTGAGCGTGGTGGTCCCTATAGCCCTGAACACCAACGTATTGTTGCCGGCAATGGCGGTCAGATACTCGGTGTATGTACCGTTCGCGGTGCGGGTCGTCCCGTCTACAGGTGTGCTGCCTTCCAATCTTACGCGAACACCGCCCGCCGAAAAACCAGATACGGTGTACACCACCTTGTAGACCGTTGCTGCTGTGAGGGACTGGGTCTGTGAAAGCCCAAGGTTGTTGGCGACGGCTGTAAAAGTGGCGACTCCTGCCGCAATCGTGACGCCAACATCCTTGGTCCAGTCCGTATCCGCTGCGAAAGTGCCGTTGACAGCCTGGTTAGCGGCAATCTTGGAGACGTTGGTCCATGACCCGTCGCCGTTCCGCTTGAATATCCTGGTCCTCGTCGCGGCGTAAAAGCTGAAATCGCCAGAGGTATCCCGCACCCACCACGCGCCGAAGCACTGGGCGCCAAGGCTGGCGCCTGTCTCAACGAGATCGGGCATCGGACCCCAGCCGTTCGAGATCGGCAGGATGTTTTGGCCGCCGTCCGTCGAAGTGGCAGAGAATGGGCCTTTGTCTGGCTCGTACGGAGGGAAACTTATCATGGCAGGTCGTGCGTCCCGTCATAATAGGAACGGCGGCCAATCCGTTGCAGCGCTATGTCTACTGTCAGAACGCCGCGATTGCTCTGCGCAATGATGTTGCGAACCTGCGGAATGCCTTCCGTTAGGATCGCCGCGAAATTCTGCATGATCGGGTTGTTACGGGTGTAAAGCCCACTCCACAGAAGTGTGGCAGCGAGATACACGTCAGGATGATTGGTGAGCAGCCAGTTGGTTGGCGCTGCGTCAGAGAGCGCGAAACGCGTGCGAGCCCGGAAACGGAACGGATATGCGCCTGAAAGAGGGCAGTCGAAGTCGATATTTGTCCCGTCAATCGACCAGTAGCGCGGGCGGCCCGAGATAACCGAATAGGGGAAGGTGCCGTCCTGCTTCTTGGTCAGTTCGACCTCATCGCGGCCTGTCTCCGCCAGAAACAACGCGATAGGCTCGACAACGCTATAGGCCGAGATGCTGATAGTGCGGCTGCCATTGGTGCCGGTCAGCGTAGTGTCGGACTCGACAGGGTTCAATTCACGGTTAAGCGCCGCCTCTGCCAGCGTGATGAAGTCGGCGGCTTGACCAGACAGGCTTGATTTTGCCATCCAGTTCGTTACGGCGGTTTTCAGGTCGGTGTAATTAGCTAACGCCATGTTCAGACCCGCCCGGCTGCCGCAGCATGAATTGGTGGAGATTACCGGCGAAAACTCTATCGCCTGAGTGGTGGTCTAGCCCCAGATCGGGAACGAGCCAGATCGGCTCACATGCCTCTGACCAGCGCTTTGAGAACGCCATGTCCTCGCCGTACCAAACCCCGTCAATCACGCCATGATTGAACAGATCGACCGGAGGATTGTAGCGGACCCCGAACGTCAACTGAGGGTAGGCGGTCATAAACCTGTCCACGCCCTCTTTGGTGATCTTCAGGAAGCCAGCTGGAACGCGAGAGGACTTGAAGCAGCCGTCATCCCGAACAATCGGCCTGCCGTCTGGATCGACGTACCAGCCGCCCATGTATTCCTCTTCGTCCTTCTTGAAGCGGTAGGTTCCGGCCACAACATCGCCGGGTGTTTCAATCAGGGTTAGGAGATCACGAGGGCACCAGGACAGGTCATAATCTATGAACACAATCACATCGGCCTTAGCGTCGAGCGCCTTGCGGAGCATCGTTGCGCGAGCGTAACTGATGTATGGACAGCCGCGCTCTTCTACGGTTCCCTCTTCCCAGCCCGCCGCGACGATCAGCGGCAGAGATTGCTCCAGCGCATTGATAAACGGGGCAGTAGGACCGTGCAGGGAGGGAACGCAGAAAACGACCTTCATGACTTCAGACCGGCCGCTATCAGGTTGTAGCTTTCAGCCCGTGTCGTAGCCACTCTGGCAAAGCCGGCGCGCTCCATAGCCGAGCGCAACACTCCTGCGGTGAAGCAAGTATGATGCGCCATGTACGGATTTTCCGTGCGGCTGTGGTGCCCGTGGATCATGTCGTGGCCGGTGATCGGCCCGGATGGCGCCACGAACAGAACTTCGTCATTCGGCTCGATGCCTTCGGTATCGGGCACGATGATGATGGCCCTACCGCCAGAAGAGAGAACCCGCACGAACTCACGCAGCGCCCGCTCCACATTGAAGGGATTGAGGTGTTCCAGTGCGTGGCTGGTGTAGACAATATCGAACGAGCCGATGTCGCCCATATCAGTCATGCTGGCGACGAT